GGAGTAGTCGTCTAAAAAGCGAGCGAGAGTTCGAATCTCTCCTTCCGCGCCAAAGTACCCGAAAATAGCGTGTTTGCGCTGCTTTCGGGTACTTTCTCTATTTATTTGTTCGGAATGGCTCTAAATGTCGAAATATGAAAAATACATCTACGGACAGCCAAAAACTAAAAAATTGCAGTCTATAAGTTACTTGGTAAGTAACACATTTCAGACGTTCCGCACCTTCCGAAGCACTGAATCGTATGCACGGTGGTTGACAAGCGACAGGGTTTCCATAAGCTCATCAATAATCGGCCAGATTTGCGCCGGGTCTTTTCCTGCAATACTTCGCAAAAAAACGCTGTCCCCATACTCGTTGATCGTTTCGGCTGCGGGCGGCGTAGCGGAGTATCGGCGTTCAACCGGAGGCTCCGCCTTGTGCCCCATGCGGTCTTGAATGGTGTAAAGATTTGCGAGCTTGGCATAGTTCGGATAACTGGATTCCTCATATTCCAGCCGCGCGATTTCCTTGCGGATTTCAAGCGCATCCAGCATGGGAGCGCCCCCCCTTATGCCCGGTCGATCTGCTCCATGCAGTGACGGATAGCGTCGCGGGTTGCGTCGCTGTCCGCGTCGCGCATCATGTCCTCGAGCTGCTCACGCATCCGCTCGCGGGCGTCGGCACGACTATAACGCCCCAGAGAATCCCGGCGGCGTCCACGGTAGGAGCTTCCGCGATTATACGTCCCTCGGATGTTTGCATCCCAATCGGCGTCCCGGCTATAACCGGATTCGTCGAGCATTTCAATTTTGTCGATGTTTTTGATCGTGTCGGTCAACTTGTGGACGATCTCGAGATCGCCAGCACCAAGCTCAGGCTTCCTTGCGATTTCCTCAAGCTCTCCGCAGAGCGTCGCCCGCAAGTCCTCCATAGCTCTCTTACTCATGTTCATGCTCCTTTCACGCCACGCGTTCGACAATCATATTGCTATTCGCAAAATTGATCGCCTGCGTGCTGATATTTTTTGCGGAAACCGTAAGGCAGCAGCCGCGCGGCACCTCTACAAATGCCGAAACAAAAATGTTGAAATAGTTCCCGACTGCAGCAGGCGTGACAACGGCGGTCGCGCCGGTAATCGGTTCACCATTGATCGTCAGCGCGGCAGAGATCGCTTCCACCGTGCCACCGGTCGGAATGGCAATGTTCGCGCCAAAGGACACGCGGAATCGCGCCTTGCACTGATTCGTGAGACCGCGAAGCGTTACGATGCCCGCTCCGGCGCGATGCACGATGCACCCCCCGCTCGCGGCGGTCGTTTCCGTCAACGGCACATTCTGGCCAGCCGCTACGGTCACGACGTTGGGATTGGTATATTCGGCCATAAAATCAACCCTCTCTTTGATAGATATAAAATGCGGCGGAGCGATTGCCCCGCCGCTGCTGTGAGTATCGACACGGAGCCGACCATTTTCGTGAGGTCACGAAAAAGCTCAATTTGTGGATTTGTTAGGCGCAGGCACCGCAGACATACTGCGAACCATTACACCCGGCGAACTGATACGGTGCGGGAACCGCAAACGACGGAACCGGACGCGGGTTGTAGTAAGCGAACTGGCCGCTCATGTATGCCTTGAGTGCTTCACTCTGCGCAGACTGAGACGCCGCCAGCCGCAACCCCTGATTCTCGTTTTCGAGATCGCGCATCTTGCTCTGCGTCAGGAAGTCAAGAATAGCTCGGCTGTTGCTGTTCTGGTTGTCGATGATGTCCCGCGTTGCGTTCTGTACGGTGTTACGCGTGTCGCACGCCTGCGAAGCCATGTCGTACCGCACCTGTGCGATTGCTTCCCGGTTCTCGCAGCAGCAGTTCTGAGCCTGCATCTGCATCTGGAAAAGCTGCTGCATCAGCGCGGCTTGCTGATTCGCGCGAGATAGCTCCGCCGTCTGGAATCCGCTGTTGACCGCCTGCGTGACGCCCGCAAATCCGTTCAGGACGCTGGTGTTCATCCCATAGAAGCCGTCGCACAGGCCGTTGTTGACGCCGTCAAGCTTGCGCTCAATGTTGGCGAAATCGGATGCAAGGATGTATCCATCCGTCGCACCGCCGCCATTGTTGTTGCCCCAGCCATTGCCGCCCCAGCCGCAGAAGATCGCGAGGAACAGGATGATAAACCACCATCCGCCATCGCCGCCGAAGCCGCCCCAGCCGTTGCCGCCCATGCCAGTAGGTGCTACCGGCATAGTCATAGTCGTACCATCGGTAAGGCTCATTTTGTCGTACTCCTTGAAGAAAATATATTATCAACCGTGGCCACGGATTGATTATTGCAAAAGACCCTGAAACTGCCGCGCAACGGCCTGAAGCTGGTTTAACTGCTGCTGCGTGAGCTTGCCGGATTGCATCATTTTTTCAACCTCGGCTTTCGGGTCACCATGAAAGTTTTGCTTGAATTGCTGGAATTGCTGCATCATTCTCTGAAACTGCCCCATCTGGCCGGGCATTTGCGGCGCTCTGCCGCCGCCAAGCGCGTTAAACAGTGGGTTCGGCATTGTGGTGTTCCTCCTTCTTGTTCTCCGCGCCAGCAGCCGCCAGCGCGTTCACACGCGCTTCCATCGCTTCAAACTCTCTTCGGGTGACAAATTCCCCGCTGGCCGGTATGATCGGCTGTGCTGGTGTCCTCGCGCCCGTGCGCTCCGTGTAATCCAGAACCCTCATGGACGGAACGCCGGACGCGTCCACGCTCTTGATATAAATGCACGGGTTCTCGCTATCCCACAGTGGAACCGTGTTCCCAGCCGCAACGAGGTAGCTCTTTGCGCCCGCTTCACCCTGTACCCAAATCATGCTCTGGGCAGGCTGCGGCATTTGCGCCATAGGCTGGGGCGGCTGCTGCGGTTGATACTGTTGGCGAAGCTGCATGAGCTGGTCTTGCATCGGCGGCTGATAAAATGGTTGGTAGCTCATCGGCGGTTGGTACTGTCCATACATTCAGATTCGTTCCTTTCCCAAAAATAAAGCGGTGTTTGGCTTCCGGAGTTCCATGTGTCAAACCAATCTCCATCCCTGACGCAGACCACATGGGTTGCAAGCGCAAGAATGTATGTACCGATCGGATGGTCACGCGCGAACTCCGCAACTGTGTATGTGTCCGGGTTGGAGCTTGGTACGCCATGCCGGGCATAGCCAAGCTGGTTCAGGTACGCTCCCCAGACAGCGTTTGCGGAGGGCATATCGCCAACCTCAAACCCATGAAGCGCAAGCGCAACATATACCTCATCCCACGATTTCCCGGTCGCCTTGCAGATCGCCCGAACAGGGCAATCCCCAACCTGACGCCGCGCGGGGTTTGGATTGTAAAAAGAAAAACCCATACCGGACACCTCTCAACGTGTCCAGTATGGGTTATTTTTCGGGTTTATGTGCCGCGATTGTGCATCATTTTCGCCCGTTTCGGGTTTAACTATATAGTCGGCTAGATGTCTTTCTCATTCGGTCGAGAATTCCGGGGAGCCGCCGCTGCACGGTAGCTCGCCCAAGATACAACTCAGATGCAACGTCAATCTGAGGGCGCTTATCGATATAATAGAGCTGTGCAATGCGCTCATTTTCCTGCCCGAGGTTTGCTTGGGAAATAACGGTCTCCATTTCTCCACGCATCAGGCCGGATAATTCAGGCGGTAGATTATACCGCGCCTGCGGCGACATCAAATCACCCCTTCTTGGTCATCAACACCGGAACGTTCCCCTGATTGGAAACGGAAAGACCGAGCGCCCCGGCCACGTCGCGGATTTTCACATAGTTGGTTCCGTTTTTTAGGATACGTTCAACCTCGACGGGTTTTCCGTCAACAATCATCTTGCACTTGCTTACCATTTCAATCCTCTCCTTTACCATCTCACGGAATTTCTTGATACCCTCCGGATCGTCCACCCAGTACTTCGGGCAGAGCTTGCCCGTCACATCATAGTGCCGGATGATATGATCGACCGGGATGTTATACTTCTCGCAGAGCATTGCGGTGAGGTCTGCGGCATTGGCGATAGTCTTCGCCGTCGCCATGACCTTCCCGTCGCGCTTCGCGTCGCACATCTCGATCCCGATGGAATTGTAGTTCCGGCAGAATGGGTGTGTGTAGTGATACGCGCCGCAGTGGTAGGCTACATAGTCCTCCGGCACGGAGATCGTGATAGAATCATCGTCCACGAAAAAGTGGGCGCTTGCCACAGGATTGAGCGGCTTCTGGAAGTACTTGCCGTTGCTGGTATCGGAATCCCCGTCGTTGGCCGTGTAGTGCATGACAATCCACTCAACGTCCCCGCCGCGTTTCGTGCCGTAGTTGGCCCGATGCGCCAGCATCGTTTTAATTGGTACCATCACTATCACCCTTCGCGTCCATCGCGTCCTGCGCCTTCTGGCTCTGCGTCCCGAAATAGAACGTGATGACCATCAGGAAGATCGTCAGGAAATCCTTGCCCGTGATGTCGCCCCGGAGCGCCAGCACCGTGAACACCACCGTCAGCAGCAGCGTCACCAGCGACTTCACGCTCAGCAGATTCGACAGCCGTTTCATGATCTTTTCCATGTTATGTACTCCTTTCACGCTTCTACGATGTTGATACCGTACTGCTCCGCGCAGATATGCTCAATCTTGCAGCCGCGGGCGTTCTTCCAACCGGATGCGAAATACGCAACGTCAGCCGTCGCCAGCAGCTCCAAAGACCGACCGAGACACCAGAGCGCCGTGTTCTGCACGTCCGGGTGCGTCTCGAAATATGTATCAATAACTTCTATCTCATCCCCGACAATCTCCCTCGCGCACCGGAGCGCATCTTTGCGATCTGCAAGTATTTCTTCTTTGCTCTTGCCCTTCATGGGCTGAGAGATAAACAGTTTTTTCATAAGTAACTCCTTTCAATCCTTGAGTACGATCTCCAAAAACCGTGCCTTTTCCTCTGCCGTATACGTCTCCGGCAAACTCTTGATGTACTTGATTGCGTATTTACTTCTATTTTCATTTTTTGCCTTCCAGAGGTAAAACATCCCAATCGCCGTCGCAAATCCGATGACTGCCAACGTGACCTCCACACTCAGCACGCCGAGCACATTCAGGATAATGCAAACGACGCTTGCTGCGGCGCTGCCAATCAGCAGCTTCTTCGACGTCTCCATCACACGATCCCCGCATGAGCCAGCGCGAAGCCGACCAGCGCCCCAACAATGGCCGTCACGACCGCCTTGACCAGCGCTTCCCATTTGCTTCCCGGCACAGCTTTCAGTGCCTTGACGTCCGTCTTGATCTCCTGCACGTTGCTCTCGATTGTCTCCTGCTTCGTGGCGAGGACTTCGACCGACGTCGCCAGCGTGTGCAGCGCCCGGTTGTCCTCCTCTAAGTCGTTGATGCGGTGCGTGTTGCTCTTGGATCGCTGCTCGATCTCCACGATCTTTGCATGAATTCCATCATCCATATTCTTTCTCCTTATTTCGGTTTTCCAACAACGTACTCGACAATGTAAGTTCCGGATACACGGCAGATTTTAACTCGATCTCCCGCACTGAATGTAACGGACGTGTTGCATTTATAGTGCTTTGCGGTTGCCTCTGTCTGCCCGTCAAAGATCAGAGACAGTCCATCGGTATACTTTGCGCCAACGGTCGCAAGCATAAATTCAGGTTGTGGCTTCTGCGCCGTTTCGTCTGTATCAAAAAAACTCGTTACTCCGATCATGCAATCACCGCCCTCTTTGCCGTATGCTTCATCATGCTTCCTTCTTTCAGCTCGATATACCATCCGGTTTCTTCGTAGATTCCGCCGATGGTCGGATGATCGATTGCAATAACATCCCCGATGCCGTGCCCTGGCTCCGCCAACGACTGAAACGTGATCGTCTTCGTGCCGAGCATGGATTGATTGCGGATGTTTTCGACATACGCCTGCAACGCAGATTGACTGGCGATATTATCAACCTTTACAACCTTTGTGATCTTCTGGCCACGCTTGAACGTGGAAATAGAACTCGATGGATTATCATTCTCTGCTCTGGCGACCATAGGCGCGTCTAAATCCGGGTTTGAGCAAATCGCAACAAACACATTCGGTGCATCAAAAAAGTCGTTCTCTTGGCTCGCTGAAAGACCGACAGGGGCGCGAAAACGAATATCTGTCGTGCTGTACTGGTGATCAATATTCGATGCGCTCGGCGTCTCATGCGGCGTCAGACGCGCCACACCGTTTGCATCAAACCAAATGGGATCATAATTGATCTCATCAAGCAGCGCGTTACAGATTGTAAGATAGTCAGTTCCAATTTGCCAGTCTTCCCGGTCGGTTTGTAGCGTCGCTTCAGATGGTGTCGCAATCACAAGAGAAATCCCGGCCTCCGTCAGCATTTGCCGGACGATAGTTATGTACGACGAGCCAGCGGAAAAATGCTTGATGCCTTCCGTTTTGATCGTGGACAGTTTCCAGCTCCGATCGTATGCTTCAATCGCCACCCAGCGCCCGTCTTCTTCGGTCGTTTCCTTGTACGTCGTGATGCGGAAAATTCCCAATGAGTTTTCCACGCCATTGATGGAAATTGTGGGTTGCAGCTCATCAGATAGATAGTTGATATTTGGATCGTAAAGGAATGTCCCCGCAAAACTCGATTTAATTTTTGCGTTTTTATCCGTATATACATTTGGAGCAGAATCGCGTTTCCAGCGGAGGGACGCATAATGCGCCCCATTCCGCAAAACATTTACAGAGAAGGAAATGTCACGAATCAATGTCAATCTCCTCCTCGTACTCGATTTGTGTCACCATGAACGAATACACACTCTTGTATTGGTTGACCTCTCCCGAAACCTCATTCAGATACCCGATGCAGCCTCCCGACGGATGCAGTTTCAAACAAACCAGATGTCCGATCATGCCCTCGAACTTCTCGGCGCTGTCTCTGTTTAAGAATACGACATTCCCGTCATAGGTCGCAGTTTTCGCTTTACTGCGCTCCGCAACTGGATATGTGTACCCGGAAAGTCTTACCTCTGCAATCGAGCGGCTAATACTTCTAGTAACCGGCTGATTGGTCAGGCCGCTGTACTTCATGGTCAGCCATTCTCCGGCGTCCATATCATACAAGACGTTGTATTCCGGCGTGACCGAGACAGAGACTTCGGCAGAAACGCCGTAATAATCGTTGTCGGAATAGCAGCCGCGCACCTGATATGTGCAGGCGCCAATCGCCATGTTATCCACATATCCGGGATCTTCCACCTTTGCAATCGGTGTCCCGTCCCGGTATACAATGTAAAAATCGTAGTTGTCGGAATCCACCCATGCAAGCGTTACTGCGTTTTCGGTACTTGCCGTCAGCGTGATCGCGCCGCCCGGTACGTTCGTGATCGGCAGCGCCGCCGTGCCCCACGGAGACCAGAAGCCGTATTCGTTTTGCACACGGACGCGCACCGTGTAGCTGCCATCGGCCAGATAAAACGGTGCATTCCACGTCTTCCCGGTCCCGAAGCGCGTACCGGAGGCATAGACGCCGTCGATCTCGACTTGATAGGCTTGCTGCTCCGTTGTCTGCCATGAAACGGACGGTCTAGGCGTGGCCGATTGGACCAAGATCACAGGAGCATCCGGTGTTCCGACACAAATAAACTCTGCGGCCGAACTCCAATCACTTGCGACACCGTCGCCGTTGTAAGTGCGCACTCGCCAGAAATGCGTACCCGTTTCGATGCTGCCCGCTGCTGCGGTGTAATATGTATCTGCGCCAGTCACCGTGGCCAGCGCCGTCCAGACCGTACCATTGTCCGAAATCTGCAATTCGGCTTTCGTTTGCGGCGTACCAGTTGTGATGACGTGTGCCCAGCGGAAAACAGCATCCGCATTTTTATCGATAATGTCATTGACAGGGCTAATTGGAACGGCTGTTGATTTCTCATCCTGCAGGGTGATAGTCAACCATGCGTCCGCAGTGCTGGTTTGGCCATTATTGCTGGTGATTTTAGGCCGAATCTGAACTTGCGATTTTCCTGAAAATGTACCAGCTGGGATTACAAGTTGCTGGGCAGCGCCGTTGGCCATTTGTATTTCCTGCTCAGAAGTAGAGCCTACATCACGCCAAATGACGGAAATACCTGTCTGATAAACTTCTGCATAGCAAAGTCCAGATTGTGTTGTCGGAACAGATAATTCGATGTCGGCCCCGGCTGTTTTAGATATGGTTTTCCCGCCGAAATTTGACGCCCATGTATTTGCATACATTTTCACAATATCAGAATCATCAATTGTCAGGGTCAGTTTCGGCTTATATGCGCCAGATGGTGTGTAGACAGAAAATTTCCCAAATCCAGAGCGGAATTCCACGCCATTTATAAATACAATTCGATGGTAGATGTACGTTGGGTTTTTCACCAATGCCAGTGACACATTGCCAGCCACAGTAAAATTGGGGGAAGTAGCTGTTCCCGTCCCGCGACTTGGCATATTGAAAAAAGTTACGGTATTGACATCATAGCCTTTATCCATAACTCCGCCCTGAAATGTGCAATACCCAGTATATGACGGAATTTCCGTTATAGAAGCTATATACAGTTCCGCAGAGATATAAGAAATTCTGTTATACTTCCACGAATAATTCCCATTCGTAGAAAATTTACAAAAAAGCCTGTTTCCCCCAGAGAGAAGCACACTTGAGCTTGTATGGTCATTTTTGGTCGTGTCGTTTTCGTTGCAGAATGCAAACACATCCATTTGCAAGGTTTGCGTGCTCATCCTGTCGCACCTCCCATCCGTACCACTCTGCGGCGCTCCTGTTTATAACCCATATTAGCCGCCTCCCATTCTGCTGGTTCTGCGCTGATTTTGCGCGATGTTTACAACATCGTTAAATTGCTGCACGTTCGACGAATCAATGTTGATGTTGTAATTATTCGTCGTGGAATTGCTCGCCGAGTAAGGCACATACTTCCCGGTTCCAGCCTCAATATAACCACCCGTTCCAGTCCATCCGCCTGCGGATTCACTATAAGACGTGCTCTTGAGCGTGTCTCCATAGACAACCTTCTGATAGGTAGATAACTGGCCCTTCGAAACATTCATACCGAGTGCCGTGCCGATCCGGTTAAAATCCCATGTAAAAATACCGGCTACGACGTTCGCAGCATCAGCAATTAACGCGAGCACTTTTGCGACAGGATCAAGAGCAACCTTCAATGCCGGGAGGAAAGTCACGATCAGATCTGCGAGCGGATCGAGCAACCCAACCGCAATTTCAAGGATCGATCCTATTGCCTCAATGAGGCCAGAATCGTCAAGGGCCTTTGAGACTTTATCGATAAACTGCATGCCTGCATCCATAACCGTGATGAATGTTGGGGTCAGTTTATCGAGGAAATTGTTTTTCAGTTCTTGGAACTTCTCGCCGAGTTTCGCGGTCGATTCCTGCAGCTTCACCTGATTTTCGCGTGATTTGATTACCTGCTCGTTATTTTTGTAGAAAGAATCCGCCGCATCGGAATATGTACCGGACAGAGTATTCATGATCAAGCTGTTCCGCTCCGCCTCGCCGGAGCAATTCGCAAGTGATTCATTGAAGTCATCCTCGGAAATACCAGCCCAGTTCAACGCATCCGCCAGAACGCCCGTAACCTGTCCAACCTTTGCCGTCTCGTTTGCGGCCTCAATAAGTCCGTTGATGGGAAGCGAATCACCAAACGTGCCGTTTACGCCAGCGGCGATATTCGTCCACGTTGCGAAATCTTCTTGGTTGCGTGCCAGTTTCGCCATGAGCTGCGCTGTTTCTGTGGCGGTATCCGTGTCACCGAGGATTTTGTAAAGGCCAGTGTAAGCCTCCTGTGCCGTCTCAGCACTATATCCAGCGGTTTCAAATGCAGTATTTAGTTTGCCCTGCGCCACGATGTACTCGCTAGTGCTCTCAATCACTTTCCCGATTACATCAACAACCTTCGTGATTGCTGTTTGCGCTGCCGCAAAACTTTTCGCAGTCATTTTTGACGCTTTCTCGACGTTGTTCTTCCATGATGTTGTTTTCTTCTTCGCGGAATCCATTCCATCATCCACGCCGGATGAATCAGCGGTGATCTTCACCACAATATCCAGTAAATTCATTCTTCCACCACCAATCCACACCGCCGCACAATATCAGCTGTAATTTCCTCGCAAGAGCGCGTGTCTTCTTTCTTCGGACGCAATATTTCATCAAGATCCGACTGCATATACCGTCCGCCCACAAGTTTTGCAGTGTTCTCTGTTAAAACTCTGGCACAGCGCGACATATAATCATCAAACAACCACTTTTCCCTCCGCTGCCGAATCAAAACGGGCAGGAGACGAATGAGTGCGGGCGCTGAAATTTTCGGCGCATCCAGAAGGGAGAGTGTTACTCTTTCCCCTCCGATACGCACGATGAGAAAAAATCAATGAGTTCCTTGTCCTGCGCGATTTCCCTGATTTGCCGCAGCGTCTCCACGATCTTCTGCTCCCGGATGTCATCGACATTTTTTTCATTCAAAACTGCAAGGATGCCGAACACGTCTTCTCTGTGAGTTTTCAGAAGCATCGGCACCCACTGGCTGACGCGATTTGCCGCCATTGCATATTTCTCTGCAACGGTTTTCGCTTCCTTTGTGTTGAGTTTCAGTGATGTGATGACATCCTCGTCGCTCGTGATATTGAGCAGGAAAACGGAAATCTCGCACAGCACATCCGCCGCGCGATCCGTACTCAGTTCAGAAAGTTTCATGTTTCCTCCTTATGCGTCCGCCTCGCCAGCTTTGATGTAGATTTCATACGGAACTTTGGTCTGCTCCGCCATTGCGAAGTGTGCCGTGTACTCAAACGCAAACTGGCCCTTTGCCTTGTCGCTGGTTTTCATCTGGAATCCGCCGGTAGAAAGTGCGTTCATCATGTGGATTGCGATGAAGCCGCCCTTCTGCTCGCCGTTTTTGTCAGAATAGTCACCGACGATCCAAAGATCATCGAAATCAGAATCGGCCAAATCAAGACGCGGAACGATCTTCGTAGAATCCTGTGCGTCAATATCCGCCGTAGCAATCAGAGACTTCGCAACGGCGGTGGACATGGTGACAAACGTGCCGCTGGCCTTCGCCTCAATGGATTCCTGACGCTTCAGTTCCTTCATATTCTTGGGGCAGTTGTCAACGTCATCACCATAATCGGAAAACGTCGGCATAGCGGTGAACGTGACACCTCCGGTTGTCGCGCCGAGCTGGTCAGCGGCTTTGAACGTGCCAGAAGCCGGGGTGAAATCTTTCAGAATGATGCCCGCATTGATCTGAAGCTGTTTGAACGTATCGGCGGGGATCTTCGTAAACTTTGCCATATAAAATCAATCCTTTCAGTTGGGTGTGATAAATTCGGCGGTGATATTGAGATACCGCCGTTTGACGTTTGGTTCAGAATCATCTTTAATTGCCTGACACCACGGAGTGCCGCGTTTCAGCCAAATCGCACCCTCGTCGCAAGAAACAAAAACGCCTCCCATTCCAATAGCATCCGCAATCTCCTGTGCCTTTGCATTTGGGGTAGCTTCGCTCTCGGTGTAATACCAGAGGTTTACCGTGATTGTTGCTTCTCCGCTGTCCCACGCTCCGAGAATAAGATCATAGGTCAACCACGGAAAAACGGCGTCCCCCGGCACGGAGGACGCCGGATAGGCGGGGAGAAACTGGCCGAACCATGCGTGTAATGCTTTATCTTTCGTCATCCCGGCAACTCTTTCCTTTCCGCCGTAAAATATTTTAGAGTGAAACTTGCGGATCGCGGCGCTTGCTTTTCTTCCGGGTTTGACGTTACTCTGTACGTCGTACCGGTTTCTGTGTCCCGGAAATAGTCGCCGTACTCAATCGGCACAGCCTTGTCAACGAGCGCCGAGTAGACGCTTGTAACGCCCTCTTTCTCTGCACGACGGGCCTGCATGGACGTGTCCAGCGCTTGATAGTTTGAAAACGCCGCGCCCTCCGTCCATGTGGTAACATATCCACCAGCACCGTCCGGCTCCCTGTGTTTCTCCATGAGCACGCAAGGGCGGGCGAAGTCATTCAAAAGGCTCATAATTTCCTCCACTGATTCAATCTGCTGCGGAATGCGCTCTGCCACGTCACTGCGCCGCCAGTTTTCTCATCAGTCGCCCGTGAGTAAGAGTACCCGCCGAACGATTCCGAGCTATACGGTGACTCTGCTGTGTCGCCGTTCTTGTCCTGCCATGCCTCGATTTCTGCGTCAAGGGCCAAGACGGACGGCGGTATTGCAAGTGCCCACACAGCGCCGTCAAACGCCTCGTCCGTTAGCCCATAGGCTGGGTATTGATGCACACCGTCGTTGAACGTCGAGCCAAGAATCCTAAAATACTGTCCTTCCCGAAGAAAAGGAAGCGCAATACTGCCATTTTCTACGGTGAAGGTTCCGGCATACCGTTCACGGTCAAACCAATTCCTCAAATGTCCGCATAATTCTGTCAGCATTGCGCCCCTCCTAAATTACTTTACGGTAACGGTTGCGTTGCCGGATTTCAGCGCGTGGAAGTTGCCATCGCACTCAACAACAGTGACCTTGTGGCCGCTCGTGATGGTGAGATCAGACTTGCCATCCCAGTCATTCCAGCTCTGCACGTTCTCTCCGTATACAACGATGGGAGCCGTGGTTTCCGCCGACTTATACTTGTACTTGTTGCCCTTTGCGGCCTTCGCCGGGGAAACAGTCAGCTTTGTGCTGCCGGTAGCGGTTCCAGCTGCGGACGTCACAGTCAGCGCGCCAAGTGTACCGTTGTCGATCGAGCCGACAACAACACCATCAAGGCGCTCTGCAAACAGCACCATACCATTGACGACCGTGTCAGATGCGGTCATGTTGGTGTAGTCCGGCTGCTCATGAATACCGATATAGCCGGTCGCGTCGGAAGTAAACGCAAACGCTTCGTTGAGGTCGGCACCATTGACCGGGATGTAGTAGAGGACGATGTTGTCTTTCGCGGTGGCGTAAATCTTGCCCTTCGGCACGCTGGAGTTGAGAATCACAGTGCCGAGGCCAAGGAAATTCTCAACGTAGGTCATACCGAACGCAGTCTGGAGCGTGATGTTCGCACTCGCCAGATAGTCAGCAACATCCAGCGGATTGAGGAAGTAGACCGCGCCGATCTCGTCATCCTCAAAGAGAACCTGAAGGTTGCCCCACGCCTGTGCAAGCACGCTCTGAAAGTCCTTGCCGGACACGGCGCCAGTTCCAGTCGCAAGGAAATCGAAGAAGCTCTTGCGGATGCTGCGCTGCACATCGCGGAGCATTTCGGTGGTAGTCATTTCGACGGCCTGATCGTAACCACGGTCGGTGATCGCCTCAGCAGACGTAGCCTTTCGCCACTTTTTGAGGGTGATCTCCGCATAGTTCACAGGCTCCACCTTGTAATGGGAGAGCGGAATAGTTTCTCCCTCGCCAACGATGCCGCTTTCGAGCGTACCGGTTGCCTTATAGGCTTTCAGCACAGTGCCAGCCTGTTTCGGGATCTTCCTGGTCACGCCGAGCGCCTCGACGAGCTTTTTGATGGAATAGCCGAACTGATCGACAAATTCCATTTCGCGCTCACGCGCGAGATCATTTTTCTTGATGAGATTAGTTTCAGCCATATATAGTCTCCTTTACTGTTCGTTTTGCAGGAGCTTGAGACGAGCTTCTCTGCGTGCCTCTCTATCCGGCAGCGCCGCAATTTCCGCTCTGGTCATCGTCTCGCCCCCGACATTATTCAGCGGGTTTTTGGTGTCCGCGCCTTTCTGGTCAGTCTTTACAATAAAATCGGCCCATTCTTTCTCGATGGACGATTTCAGCGTATCAGCGCCTTTGATTTTCCCGTCTTCCAGTTCGACCGTGTCCAGATCAGTAACGCGCATAACCGCGTCGAGACGTTTGTCGCTGATACCGGCAGCCTTCAAAAGTTCACGATACGCGGATTCCTTCGCGCTTCTCGTTTCCTTTTTCGTCTGCTCTTCCTTGTACTCGTCAAATTCCCTTTTGACTTTGTCGTGCTTGTCCTTCCAGCCGTCATCGCCTTTGGCTTTCAGGTCTTCCAGCTCCTTTTGCACGCCGGGGAGCTTTTCGGCGTCCGCCTTGTACTTCGACAGTTCGCCTTTCAGCCCATCGACTGTATCGGAGTGCGCTTCAATGATGGTGTCCATCTGTTCCTCCGTCAGTCCCATGCCTTTAAGAAGTCGTCGGGTAAGTGCCATTGTTCAGTCTCCTTTTCTTCGGTGCCGGTTCCTCGGCACGACTGTTGTATAAAACCGCAGTGCTTCGCGGTGTTTACCTGTTGCTCCTATAATTTTAAGGCAAAAAAAGTCCGCAACGCCCACAATAGTGGGTGTGCGGAAACTTTTTCTGCTATTACGCATTTTCAAGCGCGTTTTTAATGATTTCCCTATACTCATCCGCGTGGTCATTCAGTGCAGGCTTCAGAAACGGTTGTGCTTTATTGCCGCGCGTATAATGCCAATTTCCTTTTGCATCCTGATACACCCACGGTGTTTGCCTGCCTCCATCATAATAGATGCCCGTTCCAAGTTCAACGTAAGCTCCATATTCAAGCGGTGTTCCGACGTGAACAGCCTTTTCAGATGGGTACACCTGATGCGTTATGCTGTTGCGGAGCGCACCAGTATCAACCGGGCAGAGCATCGCGGCGTATGATTCGCACTGAATCCCGCATGTTTCAAGTGCGCGGAGCAGAGCTTCTGAAATTTCCTGTCGAACTTCTTCGCTATGATCATCGATTTCGATTTGCAGACTGTCCGCTTCCATTTTTCTTCATCCGCTCCCATTCCTTGTATGTGATATTATCCACGACGACATTTCGACCATTTTCGTCACGGATGCGACGTTTTGCGCGGAACTCTACGCCGTTCACGAGCTGGATCATACGGCAACGGCAATTATAAACCTCTGCAGGCTTTCCGCGCGGGTCACCGGGGAAGCGACAACCATTTGAAAAAACATCATCATAGTCAACCGTCTCTCCGTCGAGATGCGCATGCGAACGGCGCGTTCTTCCGTCAAGCGTGGCGACCCACTGCTTCTTTATTTCGATCCCCATTTTGTGTGCGGCCTCGCACGCATCCTGACGCCCCGCATTCTGCGCACCAGTTACAGCTGTTCTTGCCGTTCTGATCGCAGATTCTCTATCCATTGTATAGATTCTGGATTGGAGATCGTCCGCGATCCCGCCGATGCTCTTCCCTTGCAGGATGGAACTTGTCACGCTGGCCGTGATCTGCCTGCGCCCATACGCAAGATCAATGCCGCGCTTTACGGCCCGTTTTGGTGGGTAGTATGGCATAAGTTCTGGATTCTCGATAAGGAGCCGACGCACCGTGGCTTCATTCCACAAGGTAAAATCCACGTTCGCGCCTGTCTGCTCGATCTGATACGCCGAATAATTCCGGTTCAGAGAATAGATGCCCGGTGTCGCATCGTTGACATACGCAACGGCGATCTCATGTGCTTTCGTAATTCTCTCTGCACATTTATCGCGAAGCGCCGAAAATCGTTTTCCGCGCCCTATTTGTGCCAGCCTCCATTGTGTGTATTCCTGCTGCGTAACCTCTCCAGCCTCAACACGTTTTTTCTCTGCCTCGTCCCGCAGACGGAATTGTTCGAAATATTCCTTGATGGTTTTATCAAGTTCGCGCTGTGCGGCACGGTAAGCAGATGAAATTTTTTTTTCGAGCTTCTGAAGCTCTTTGTCCGTCATTTTATGCCCGTAGTCCACCGCACGCCTCCATTGTCAATTTCCGCCGAATGGCAGATTTTTTATGCCTGTTCCTGCCAACCAGCCGGATATGCCGCTGGTGAATACACATTTGCGTCAATCAGACTGATATAGTGCTTGCCCTCAAACGTAATCTTGTCGCCCTTTTTGTAGGCATCATGCGCACCAGTCGGCTGTACGAATTCAGGCCATTCATCCAGTGAAACGGTCACAAACAGCGCCGGTGTCTTATCAGGTGTCCAATCCGCTTGTGAAGTATGCGCCTGCACCACGCGATATAGCACATTCTTATATTGCAGCCGCTCATCGACCGCATAAGCACGGCCTGTCACCCATTGGGGAAACAGCGCTACTGCTTGCAGCGCATCTTCATCAGCTAGGCTCACAGACGCTTTTTCAATATAGGGACGTAGTGCTCTAGCTCTTTCTGTGTAGGTCATTATTATTCCGCCTCCCCAAGTAAAATCTTAGCAGCCGTCTCTGCATCTGTGAGTGGCATTGCCGCGCCCATCTCTTCGTAGCTGCCCTCTGGTTCTGTGCCTTTCAGCAGCTTGCCCGCAAGCCGGAACACCGTATCAGACAGTGCCTGATATTCCTTCCCGTCCTCGTCGGTCAGCGTCACGGCCATCTTCGCACAAAAGCCCTCGGCCTCGGCCTCCTCGCACGGTACATAGCATCCGTTGCCGTGCAGCCGGATCAATACAATGCTGTCCGCATACCCGGCAAACGCACCCTCTTTTTTTACTGCATACATGGCATCACCCCGAATTTCTCAAAATAGATCTGTTTCAACCGTTCTGTGCTGGCCGTTCTCAACCGGTTCTTCCAATAGCCGTTCTCCTGTCCCGGCCAGTTCTCATCGGTGAAATCCTCGCCGCAGCCGTGCTTCCCGTACCATCTGTAGAGCTTTTCCAGTATCTCTTGCCGGTATTTGCCCTCGTCGGTGCTGGGCCGGAAGTGCTCCCAGCCGTTTTCTGAGGTCGCATAGCAAACCATTTTGCTATTGAGATATAACATCCCGTCATGCTCCTGCAAAATCGTGCCGAACGGGATATTGACCTCCCCAGAGATGGATTTTCCCTTGAAGCGTTTGTATGTGATGTAGTCCATAATGCCTCCCTATACACAAAAACCTGGGGCAAAACCTTCCGAGTAGCCTGCGAATTGAGTATCAACCGTCCCATCAACCTTCACACTTACGAAATAGGCTTGGTACGCGGAAGAGCGCAACCACACAATGACGGCTGTGCTTGTCGCACCGTGATTGTACTTGATTTTGCTGTTGCCCGCGCTGTAATATGCGTATTGAGCTTGTTTGTTTTTCTCATCCACGTTACTGTATTTTTTTGCCCCGAATACTTCATATTCAGACAGGAGGAAAAAGTAATCTGTCGTTGCCGTTACCGCAGTCTCGGCGTAGCTATTACCTATGTTATTCGTGTACTTCGTGACGGATTTCAGAACGGCGCGGAGTGCTGCCGGGATGACAGCAAGAATCGTGCCGGAATAGCTTGTCAGGCTTGTACCGCAAATCGCAGTACGCATTTGCGAGCTTTCCCACCCGCCATTGTTCGTGTTGCTGGTGTTCATTCTGAATCCGCCGCCCATGTTATTATAGGCGTAGTCACAGAGGGCAACATCCGTACCACCGGACAGTGCGGTTTTGCCCAACTGGAAATGGATGCGGTTTTGGCCTTCAAGTTCAGCGTTGTGGTTAAATCCAATGATAAATGCGTATGTTGTGTAATTCGAAAGCGAGAGTTGTCCGACCGTGCCGTTCAGTGTGACCGCCTTGCGGTCGCCAATGCTCCAATAGTTCGCACCGTCACCTTTGTCAGATACCTCTCTAATTTTCGCCCAATCGTTGTCATTCAACGTAGGTGACACAAAAGCAAGGGTCACATCATAACTGTCCGTAAAAGTGACGCTTTTCGTATTGGACGTTTCCCCACCCAGCGTAGCCTTGACGCTCCATGTACCGGCCTCCGGCACGGTCAGCGTACACGTTCCATCAACGGCTGTGCCAGAAACAGACAGACTGCCCTTCGTAGCAGTGACAGTTGCACCAGATGTCACAGTTACAATGATCTGCAGCTCTGTACCGGTCTGAATGGCCTGAATCGCTGTCACAAATCCGTCTGGATATACAAGTGAATCTGATGTGCCGCCCTTCTCCCGGATAGCTGCTGCAACCTTTGTCAAGTCAGTTGTGTTTGTTAGGTACTCCATCAGAAGCTACCTCCATTCGCGTTTGCGATCTCTACAGCCGCCCATGCACCGGACACAACACGCAGGAATTTTCCATTGTCCGAAGCAGTGACCGCGGGCAGCTCCTTCGTTCCCCATGCGACCTTGTTGTTCTGAACGTCAGCCACCGCCTGATCGATCTCTGCGCCGGTGTGCGCACTGTTGTACTGGTCTGCCATAAAATCACTCCTTCATGCAGAGAAATTCCTTGCCGTCTGCCGTCAGCATGGTCTTGGTCGTGCCGGACGGCACAAAACCATAGTTGTCATTCCAGCTTCCGTCCGCCCCCTGTGCGTAGAGGGAGATTCGATATTCTCCGTCACCATTCAGGAGGAAATCGTCGTAGACCTCAAAGGTTCGCTCCGTCCCCGCAGGGGTCTGGGAAAAGGACGCAATGAGCGCCCCTTTCCCTCGCCCCCAGTCCTCGCCGGTTTTCGTCGCGCGGCACTCGAAAGCCTGATACGCGATGTCCGACGAGAACTTGACGGTGATGGAATCGAAACCGGAGACTGCCGAAATCTTATTCCCCGTGATGGTGAACGTCAGTCCCGGCGCGGCCATTATGCCACGCTCCAAGTCCCGGCGGCGTTCTTCACAAAGACCTTGATGATCTTCGTGCCGTCGCCGGAGGATGCCGTCGCAAGGTCAGTGCCCTTGATGGTGGTATTGATCGCCGTGGCCTTCTTGTAGCCGCCAGCCGTGCCGCTGGTGTTGCTGGAACCGCCAGTGGTCGGGATCTGCGTACCGGCGTCATGGAGGCTGCTGGTGCTCGGCACGACACGCACCGTGTACTCCTCAAAGTCCACATCGGATGTGAAGGAGAACGCGCAGGTGTCGAAGCCGGAGACTTTGGAGATTCTGGACTTGTCGGGGCCAGTGATCGTGACCACCGGAACTGCCGTGTTGACCGTGATAGAAGCTGTGACTGCAGCCGTTTCGTTGCCGACGTCATCCCGCACCTTGATATGTACGGTTTTCAGGCCATCGCCTTCCGTCAGGACGATAGACTTGCTGGCCGCGAAGGTTTCCCACGATGCGTCCTCTTCCGTTACAGCCGCCTTGATGCCCCAGATCTTCATCTGGTAGCCGGTCTTGGTTTCATCCGTCAACGTGATCGTTGCGGTGACGGTGTTGCTGGTTGCATACGTCGCGCCGCTGTTGAGCTTTAAGGCAAGCCCAGCCGGTGCCAGCGTATCAAGAATTAGATTGAAAAAACTTGCCATAGGTTATGCCCCTTTCTTTTCGTTCAGTTCGATGTATAAATATCCGCCCGGGCGGGTATAGATGGGTTCTTCGCCGATGCAGGCATTCTTGATGCCCATCTCACCGACAAACAACTCCTTTAGCTTCTCTTCTCCGACTGTGATCATTCCGTCACCCCCGAATCAGATACAGTGTCTTCGCGTCCTTGACGGCCAGCGCGTCATATTCTGCCCGGTCGAGGACTACAATGGTGTTGATCTGCGCGGATGAGACGTTGCCGCCGCCTGATACCGGAACCGTTTTAGCCTGTTCGACTTTTAACCTTACCGGTTCACCTTTCACTTTCAGTCTGATCATTGGTACCCCTCCGTTTTCAGGAGGTCTTCCACGTCAACCTCAAGTTTTTCTGAATAGTCCGGTGTGCCGTTTTCCCTTGTAAATGCGAATTGTACCATGCACGGCGGAGATTTCAGGCCATTCACAATTTTCTTTGGTGTCAGCTGCATCGCATCCTCAAACGGGATGCGGACAACCATCGTTTTTTCGTCCACAATTTCAGGGGTATACTGAAAAAACTTATTCGCCTGACGGACGTAGAACTCTGGTTTCGAAATCGTTGTGAGATCGACACCATCGACAGTCACGGCCAAATCATTCCTGATCTTGGATTTCATCGTTGCCACCTCCGTCATCAAAGTCTTCTCTGGAAATATCCGCGTTTTCTCTTCGCTGCATGATCTGCTCAACCTCCTCCGGCGTCAGCCACGGCAGCTTGTTCAGAATGGTTTCATCATCCAGATATGATGCCGCCATGAGAACCATCTGTGTTTCCTCGAGCTGGTTGACTATCTTCGACCGGACGAAGGACGGATCATCATCAATTCCGACGATCTCAAAGAGTAGGTGCAGGAAGTCCCGCACACAATATTCAAACTGGTCAACCTTATTGTCCATCGGCTGATATGCCGCGCGAATCTCCGTCGCTGTTTTTTGTCCGCCCTGAAGCGATTTCACATCGAGCATTTGCGAATCGCGGTACAGATCGTCATTCAGGCGATTCAGAAGTGATTCTCGCGCGTCGACCGGAACTGTCAGAGTGTGGGCGTCAACCTTTGCCCCATCTTCATCGACCAGCGCGACGCCGAGCTTGCGCATGGAATCCTTAAACTTCGCCATATCGATTTCATCCATACCGCCAGCATTGGAGATCGTCCAATAAATAATAGACGCTTCATCCACGGTGTTTGCAAATCCGGAAGAAATGAGATCATAACAGTCAATTTTCTCCCGCATTCCGACAAATTCAGACTGTTTCGCGCGATTCGCATACATCGGGATGACCGGGAATCCGGGATAGTTTCGGTATTCCATAATCTCCGTCCCATCGACCACCGAGGACGCCACAACCGCCACATAGCCGCGCTTCGGCTTGAGCACTTCCATCTGCTTCCCCTTCCGGCGGATGTACTGCGTGAATCCATCGACTTCAAAAAGCGTCGCACGGAGCGGTTTATCACTGGACACCTGCCACCATCGGATTCCCGCGCGTAAAGCGCCGGTTTCCTCGTCGAGCAGCGGCACAAACTCGAGCGCTGTAAACGTTTCAAGGTGGTCGAGGTTCCAAAAGCCATAGGCCACGCCAGCAACAATCGAATCGTGCCCGATGTCCTGAAGTCGATTGTCAAACGTTGGCCCGAGCCGTTCCTTGTGGCTTGCATCTTTCAGCGTTACTCCATTCCCGAGCAAATATTGCGTCTCCTGCGTGGCAAACGCCGAAAAGAAATTGCTGCGGAGCTTATAGTTTGCGGAATAATTGTCCGGTATCGCCTGCCCGGACAGCGTATAAAGGAGCTTCTGATAGTTCATGATTGTCACGTTTCTGTGCTCATCATATTCCCGAGCTGCCAGTGCCGTCTTATACAAGTCCGTTGCTTTGTACGAATCAATCGCGGATATCACAAAATCCATCCGCGCCTGTTCGCCCTTTTCGGCGATCTCTAAAAAATCCTGATATGTTTTCATTTCTCACCTCATAACGCTAAATCTGGAATCCATTCATGCGGCTTAAACGCCCGCCGCAGAACCGTCATGGCAAAATAGCGTGTTTCGTCCATCGCGTGGTCGTTCTCTTTTATGGGTTTGTCGTTGTCCTGCTTCTCATCCCAGCGGTATAGTCCGAACTCTCGGATTGTAGCAGCGCACCGACGATGGATTATGATTTTCCCGTTAAGCAGATAATCAGCCACACAGCGGATTCCGTTTGCAACATCGTTGTTCGCTTGCCGTACCTTGAACCCGCTGCGCCGCCGTAGCGCCTCGATAAACGACGCCGCAGACGGGTCAACAATCACCGCAGAAACGGCGCGTGCGCCCGCCAGCGCCGCCACCATATCACAATATTCCTCGTCCGTTTTCTGCTTCTTCAGCTCGCGCCCGTTGTAATAGACCTCATTCACACGGACGGCACGACCATTCCCAACACGCCACAGGCCAGCCGAGAAGGGATTCATGGTGCCGTAGTCGACGGAGATGTACCACTCGCCGCTGTCCGGTTCATCGTCCGTGATACACTGCTCTCCGAACATGGGATAGATCAACCCCTCCGCGATACACCGCTCACCGAGGATGTCCCGGCGATACCAAATACTGCCCGCGTCGTACTGTGCTTCGATCTCCGCCAACCGCTGCGGCGTGATTGTCGCATTGTCCCGAATGGTAAAATGCTGGTAGTTGTACCGCGCACCCATGCTCTCCGGGAATTTGTCGATGTAGTGCTCATATATCCAGTGGCCGGGTGCCGATGGGTTCAAATCCCAGAACACCCGCCGAACCCGCGCCGCGAGCTGCCGGTTGAACGCTTCCTTGATTGTATCCTCATGGTGAAGGTTGATCTCGGTTGCAATCCACATCCCATAGGAGTTGCCGCGAATCTTCTTGAAGCTGTCCGCTTTCGCACCGCCCGCGAATATCACGACGTAATCCCGCTTATGTGAGCGGATAACCAGTGCTTCATTGCCCTTATACTTCGTCCACCGGCAGCGGCCACGGAAAAGATACTCCAATCCGTAGCCGTTCGCGTCCCCAATATTCAGTTTCGCGTTTGCCGCTGTGGAACCTGTTGCAAGGTGGATGCGGTCAGGCGTCCCTTTCTCGATCAAATAGGCAAATGCCGCAATGTTGTCGATGGTCTTACCGGCACGGACAGCGCCCTCCGCTACGGAAATCGTCGCCCGCGTCGCCGCCGCGATATATGCCTTATGCTTCTCGCCGAACATCGGATGAATGGTCTGCGTAATCATTCCATACCAGCTTCCGCCAGATACGCGGAAGTGTCCTCCATGTCAACCGATTCCTCCGGGTTGTCCTTCTGGCCTAGATACTGCTTCCCGAGCCAGATTGCCATGTTTGCATTTTTCTCCGCCAGTCTCCACTGGCTTCTTCTGAGCGATATTTTCCCGGCTCCGCGCTTTTGTTTGAAAACTTCGTAAAAACCAGCACCATAGGTGCGTTTGCACCATGCCTCAAGCGTTTTATCTGCTACACCGAACCAGCCGCAGATTTCCTCAAGCGTGCATTGCAGGCCGCATAGATTCTCGAACTGCTTTTGATCTATTTCCTTTTTCGGCCTTGCCATATACGCCCTCCTTCCTTCGCTGGCGTTTGATGAATTTCTCCATAGCGATTTGCTTTTTGTCGTGCTTTTTCGCGTTCCCCGGATATGGGGTGAGTTCAGATAATTTCCTGTTTTGTACGTTCATTGTTTCTCCTTCCTCTTCCTTCTCCTTGGAGCTGCCCGCCAAACTCCAAATATCCCGCATAAAGCACACCAAACACAAAAAGGAGGTTCCGCAGATTCCGCTGCGTAGCCGGTGAAGGAAGAAACCGTAGGGTGGTCGGCAAGCCCCTACGGTTACATTATCGCATATATTCTTCTCAAAATGCCCACAATAGTGGGTTAAAGGAAATTTTGCCGCCCCAAAAGGTAGTCCGTTGACACTTCAAAAAAATCCGCGATCTGCGCGAGGGATGAGGCTGTCGGTTCGCGGTCTCCGCGTTCGTACTGGCTTATGACGTTTTTGGACATCCCACAGCACTCGCTTAGTACCTTTCGTGAGATTCGGTGCCTCTCCCGCAGCCTTTTAAGCCTCACAGGGAATACCGTGTTAATTTGTTGCTGCTCCATCGACTTCCTCCACATCATCAAGTGAATCAAGCATTCGTTGTGCTCTTATGTGCAGGCCCTTTGCCTTGATGTAAACCGCGATCCCCAGCGCCGCCCACTCAATCAACACCAAGATATTTAGAATATCGATAATCAAGTTATCTCCCCTCCGCTCTCCAGACATTCCTCGCACGGCAGCGGCCCATTCTCGTCCGAATCCAGAAACCGTTCGTAGAGATCGCACCACCACGCGATGCAGAATTCACAGCTATTACAGTTCTTCATCACTGTCACCATCCTCTATCCGTCGATGATTGCCGCAAAAGGTATCGCCTTGCAAAACGTGTACGGGTTCACCTCGTTATCCTGTGCACACAGAAACGCCGCATTGCACGCTACATGCCACAGAGACGGCAGGCCGGATTCCTCATCAATGTGCAGCGGATCATTCCAAATCGCCAGCACATGGCGCAGCAGCGCCTCGTGCCACCGTTCCGGGGCAATGTGCTTCCAGTTCTCAGGGTCTGTGTATTTTCTGTCCCCGAAATCCCGTACTCTAGCCACCGCCTCAATGAGTTCCGGCGGCACACTGGAGAGCTTCAGCTTCCCGTTGTCGTCTTTCGTTCCATCGATCATTCCATAACCGCCTTTCTGACCGCATAGAGCTTGATTTCCAGCTCCGTGATTTTCTCCTTGATCTCCTTGTATTCCTTCTCGCCGACCTCTGCGACAGAGATCACCTTGTGGCATTTCCGGCATTCGTACCGTCTCCGTTGCAGTATGCCGTTCTTTTTTTAAGGCCGGACTTCCAGCGAGTAAAACTTTCCGCCACAGCTGCATATCATCTGTCCCACCAGTCCTTTATCAGGTCGTTCCGCTCGAAAAACGGCTGGAAGTACCCGCCGCAGACCTTTTGCAGCACATAGTCGATTCTCGCAATCGCTTCGTCGGATTCCGGCCTGCACTGCCATGCGACGCCATACTCGGATTCCAGCTGTGTCAAGGTCTCCATCAGCTTCTTCGCCTTTTCGGGCGTGCGGACGAAACCGCACTCATAGGCCGCCACCAGAAGCAGGTCACACGCTTTCTGCGTCCCGGCGTCCACACCGGCGTCAAAGTACTGCTTGTTGCTGCTTCTGATCCGCTTTGCCAGCTTTTCCATGCTGCTCCTCCTTCTTACTCGCTATTTTTACCGCTCCAAAAAGCATGATGTACGCATTGATCTGCTCATCCGTCTCCGGTCGGAGCTGCGGAGCCATCAGCTTCCATGCCTCTATGTATGTCATGCCTGTCCCTCCTTGCACGGCTCCATTTCCGGGCACTCGTCCATAAACGCGCACGGCGGAGCCATCAGGCCACGGAATTCCGGGCAATGATCGAGCACAAGCGTCCGCATCCTCTTGACAATCTCCTGTGTTGCCGGGTCTGCCTTGCGGCACAGGCGCTTGCTGGCGACCGTCAACAGTTCTTCCGCGTTCATGTACCAGATCATATCCACTGGCGCGTCCTGCCGCGCTGCGTTCCTGTCATAGTCGCTCTGACGGTCGTTGCGCTGGCTTTTGATGAACGGGACAGAATGGACGTGCCGCGCAAGGTGTGTGCTGACGTAGTACGGAACGTTGTGAAGATAAAACGCGAAGTTCAGCGTCCGGATCGGACTGTGCTTCGCCCGGAGCATCCTGTGCTTCCATTCCATGTCCGGTGCTTTTCCCGAGTGCTTCCCAATCGTGACCAGCGCGCAGCTCTTGGCAAACATCCAATCTTCTTCCCCCGGCCACTTCAACAGTGTGATTTCAGTGTTCATCGTTGTCCTTTCTCTCCCCATAGGAGCAGAAATCCGTTTCTTTTCGCCCAAAGCCATCCTTTGTCACTGTATTATCCCCCTCAAATCGTGCCCAAGATTCCTGGCATCATCCCAATGCTTGATTTTCTCCCATTCTTGAGCATACCACTTGTCACTCCGTGCGCGCCGTTCTTCCGGCGTTTCCGCGAAAAGGTCTACATTCTCCGGAATGTCAAGGAGTTTCTTCGCGAATTTCTCCGCCGCAGCCTCCGGCGTTTCCGCGTCTTCCTGAAGAAACGCTATCAGCAGCAGCGTATCGAAAACAAGGCCCCAGTCAGCGGCGCTTTCATTCACCTTCCATCCCTCGTTCCCCCTCACAACTCGGCGTCACCAGCCGTTTCCGGTTCTCGCAAATCAGCTTCTCCGCTTCCCGCTTCGCCTGCGCATCCGCTCCCCATAGGAGCAGAAATCCCGTCCGTTGGTATCAATATCGTGCTCGAAACAGTGCCCATTCGGGCTATCGGTAAGACCGACGTTTCGCTTCCAGTTCTGGCAGTCCTTGCAGCGCACCACCGGCGCAACGTCGGCGGCGGGAAGCTTCCAGATTTCTGCATACGCCGCAGCATAATCCCCGCACGTCCGCGTTGTAATTTCCAACGCCTCTGCGCGCCTGATATATTCGTCAGCCATCCTTCTTGTCCTCCTCGATCGGTTTTAGCCATTCACGAATGCGCATCCCGCATGAACAGCAAAGCTCGACGTCTCCCGTGTTTTCGCGATATGCGCCCCTTACGTTTACATACGTTGCCGAACTTGTAGGGCTTATTTCGGCTCCGCATCGGTCGCAGATTCTTTTTACCATCATTTTCCCTCCATTTCCGCCAGCGCCTTTTCAGCTTCTTCGCTGACAGCCGTTACAACGCCACCCTTAACCGCAGCTTCAAAATTTTGCAGCGACATATTGAATATGATTCCGCGCATCTCATACTCAACAGCCGGACGGACATTCTTCATAATGCGTGGATGCTCTAAAAATGTACTATCAATCATATTCGCGCCCACCTTGCACGGCAGGACAATCACGCGGCCCTCTTTGTCAGCCACATGCAGGTTGTGTGCTCGCTCAATTCTGGACGTGTCATTGTCCTCATAGGCTTTCAGTCGTTCCATCGGCGGCCTCCTTGTCCTCAAACTGTTTCAAGTGTTCGCGCAGTTCTGCGCACGCCCACGCTGCCTGATAGAGCAGAGCCAAAACGTGCTCGAACGATTCAACATCTTCCCAGAGCCATTCGGCCATCATCATCGAGAAGGAATCATCCGAGATATCCAAGTCCACATACGGGCAGTTCCATCTGGTCAGATCCCGCGACAGGTCGAACAGGCTGATGTCTGCGTCGTCCTTCCCGTATCCGCGCACCCAGACTTCCTTGTCCTTGACGAAAAACAGATTAAGAGCCATCTCGACGTTATTTTTCGGCGAATCCGTTGTAAGTCTCATTCCTCGTCCACTCCTTTCCATTCCCATTTGCTTCCTTTTCGGCATCCTGCGCAGGGGCAATCTTTGCTACAGATTGAGCACCCAACCCATGCGCGGCAGCAATTCTCATCGACATCAACGTTTTTGCAGTGCCGGCAGAATCCTCTTATCGTGTTTATCAGCGCCGCTTTCTCCTTTTCCAGCCGCTCGATCAGCTCAGCAGCGGAGCCAAGTAAAGTCTCCTGGCAGCGATGCGCGTCATTGTGTAGACGGCAGCACCAGCAATCGCCCTCTGCGCAGCACCGCAGCGCCTTGACCAGTTCTTCCGGTTTCAAATTCATAGCAAATCCTCCCGAAATTCTTCTAATACTTCCTGTCCCGGCAATACGCCGTTTTCCATCCACCAGTTGAAAACATCCAAACCGTTTTCCATGCCGTATGTTTGCAAACATCGTATTTTACGTTCAATCAACATACGGTCAAACGCCCGGATATACGCCAGCCTGATCTTCGGGTACATCGCAAACTCCATCTTTCGGCATTTCCCAGCCATTGGGCAGCCGATGCACCCAATTCGGATGAACCCGAGCCTATAAAGCGGATTCATGCAGATCTTCTCAGTCTCCGCGTAGTCCCACACCTCCCTGTTGCCCCATCCAATAATCGGATTTACGACACGTTTGCCTTTCATCCTGCAATTTTCAAACTGCATCCGTGTTTCATCGTTGTCGTTCATCAGGGTCAGCCGTTTCCTAACGTCTTTGTTCTGTACTTCGATCAAACCGCGTGATTTTCGCTTTTGAGATTCTGCCCACCGAACGCCGGTGGCGATAAACCGACCTTTCCCGCCGCCCTCTTTGAGAATCGCGCAGCAGTAGCGGGCAAGACGTGTCGGCGGCATGAGCTTCTGGGGGATCAGATTCCACATGGTAACGCGCTTCCCGTCCGGCTGGACGTGCGCGTCGGCAACGCACTTTACGCCCTTTTCCTCCATTCGTCGGAATGTGTCCCGCACATGGCGAACGGTTTCCGGCGCATCTGCCGTGGTTAGGGAGTGTAGGACTTCAAATGGAATACCGCTGTTTTCTGCCAGCCGGAGCAGCACGTCGCTATCCTTCCCACCGGAGTATGTAATCACAAGCGGCTGCTTGTAGAGCTTCAAGCTCTGCGCTGACGCAAACCGCAGCGCCTCAAACGCGCTCTGTTCCAAATCCATTGCTTCCTCCCAGTTCTTCCGCCAATGCCTTGAAAATCGGATATGCCTGCTGCGGCACTACCGCGTTTCCGAGGCATTTAAGTCTGTCCACCCGATTGGGAATCCCATGAGCCACTCTACCCACGTCGGGTTCAGCTGCCCACCAATCTGATCGTTGAGGTTGTTCGCGCGGGCCTTGTTTTCGTACCGTTTCCGCTGCCCTGTCCGGTAATCCCGCGCGCACGGTGTTGCAAGCATCTGATCCATTGCTACCGCCTGCGTCAGATTGCATTTGCCCGGATCTTTCTGCCGGCTTGGCGGTACAGATTGCAGCGTGTCCTTGTATTCGTTTGCACGCGGTGTCGGCCACATCTGCGAGGCCGACGAAGAAAACCCTCGCTCTCCTGTGCCATGCTCCGACAGACGCAGCTTCATAATGAAACACGATGACGTGATAGCCTGCGCGCTCCAGATCCTTGACCACTTGCCCGGCGGCAATCTTGAGAATTCCAGGTACATTCTCACCGACGACGCAACGCGGGCGCAGCTCTCGGATAACCCGGAGCATCTCAGGCCAAAGGTAACGGTCGTCGTTTTTCCCTTTTTGCTTTCCAGCCACGGAAAAGGGCTGGCAGGGGAATCCACCGGATATAACGTCAACTGTCCGTTGACCTGTTCGCTCATAAAAACTCTCCTTCGTCAAAGTCCGGATGTCGCGCCAGCGCGGCACATCCGGCCAGTGCTTTTCCAGCACTTTCGTCGGGTAATCTGCAAATTCGCATTGCCCAACGGTTGTAAATCCTGCCCATTCCGCAGCAAGATCAAGTCCGCCGATTCCCGAAAATAAACTCAGATGCGTCATTTCAGCAACCCCATTCTTTTCAATCTCGCTACACTCCGTGACCGCTTTTCCGCGTCCGCAGTGTAGGCGTCTCGGCTCCGCTCAACTTCTCTCGCCCGATATTCCGCCTGTTTTGCTTCCTCGTATTCCAGATACGGCGCACATTTGGTGTGGCACCCCACTGCCCGAGACGGACAATTCCCCTCACATGGCGGCTTCATCCGAGATCACCACCCTCATGTAATTTTCATCGTGGAAAAAGCTATGTTTCTCTCTGTAATGCCGCCGGTCATCGTTCCGGAGCAGCCAGCCTTTAATCGCATCCACGGTCATCTTCTCGATCGCCGCATGGTTGTCGATGTCCATGCGGGTACTGTGCCAAAAGGAAATGGACACAGGCTTTTCAAACAGCCGAACCGGAACGCCCTGTTGTCTCAGGCACAGCCGCACAAGCGCCTCAAGGTCTCTGGCGTCCGCCGCCCGGACGTGGTGGTTCTTGCCTGCCCAGTAGGCGTTCAGCCCGTAACGCTTCGTCCACGCGCTCTTGCGGGCAGGATAGGGCACAGTGAACTCAATCGTCATGGCGTTCCCTCGGCAGCTTGATCGTTTTCCCATCGGCCAGATCGTCTGAGCTGAGCTGATAGGATGCAAGCTGCAATCCGCTTCCGGTGTGCTCCACGCCGCAGAAAAATCCGCATATTGTGCCGTCTGGCAAATCAAGCGTAATCTTCATGTTCTTCTTCCTCCTATTCAAACGGATTTTTTACAATCAGACCTTCCGGTTCTTCCTGCCATAAGTGGCAGTTGTAACGATTCGGTTCTCCGGGCTTCGGCTTTACGCGGCATTTTTTACCGCAGTTGTCACAGTTTTTTTCAGAAATCACGGCAAGGGATTCAATCGCATCCTCGCACAGCAGCTGTTGTTCGTCCGCCGCTTGCCGTGCCGCCTCGCGCTCCTTCTTGGCCTCATCCAGCACATGGTTTAGCCGGAGGATTTCGCGGGCCTGTTCGTCGGCATGGATTTGAAGCTCATAGAGCTTCGAGGGGTTTTCACAGTGCTTGCAGGCGATTGCCCTCGCCAGTTTTTCGAGAAGCATTTTCCGTTCCTTTCCCGCTGCATCTGCGCAGCGTTCCGCGCGGCTAAATAGCCGCAGTTCGTCATTTTCATAACAGCACCGTTTCCGGCAGCACTTGCGCGTTATCTGTAATTTTGACCCTCATCTCATCCGTCAACTGAATTTTCAGCATCGCATCTTTGCCACAGAACGGCGCAAACGCAGATTTATAACAATCGCAGACCAGCCAGTCGCCGTCCATGCGGAATACGCTATTGCCGTCTATGTATTCACACGCCGGATTGCAGGTGGCGAGTTTTGCTATCCGCCCAACGAAGCTTGGCTTCTTCCCCGCGTATTCCGGGTACTCCGCAATCAACGCCGCATATTCGTCCGGAAACAGTTGGGATAGCTGGTGCAAGAAATTCGGCACGGTTTTTTCCTGATAGTCTGTGATCGTGCCGCCCATCAAGCTTCGCGGCCTGTACGCGCATACCCGATTCAGGTTTTCCGGGGTCAGTGTATCGCGTTTCACAACAACCCAGTTGCATCCAAATCCGGGGTCTGAAACATTCAGTCGCCCGTTCTGATCCTCAATCATGATATATGGAGGGCACAAGAAGGCGTCATCTCCGATGCGTCCGATGTATTCATGCGACGGATATTTCAGTTTCCCGTAGCAGTCATCCTTTTTCGCTTGAATCCACAAATCGTGGTATTTATTGCTCCGTTTTGTCCCTCCGTCTACACAACTCCGCTCTCCAATCGGGCATCTCGCGCCAAAAAGTGTTGTTACGTTGAAGCACTTGCCGCCCTTGTATAGCGAGCACTCATCGGCTCTGTCGCAGAAAATGTATTCAGCTCTGAGCCGCGCGTTTCTGCTTCCATCCCCATACAAGGCTGTATTGATTTTCTTCGCGTTCATTCATTCTTCCTCCATCATCCGTGCAATGGCCTGACGCTCCAAGTCGGTGAGCTTATCGCCGTGCCGCTGCACGTTATACCCCGGTTTTTTCTCGCCACGCTGCGGCGCTGTGCGCCCCTCCGTGAGCCAATCCCAGACAATCCCGGTATAATTCGCGGACATGGAGCGGTCAATCACGTCCCGGACGGCATCAGCGCCGTACCGTGCGGCCTTGTTGGTCATCTGGGACAGGAGGGATTTCAGGCCGGTTGGCTTATATCCCTCGCGCCGCTCCCGCTTATAGTCCAGCCAGCGAGACGCGATCTCTCGCAGCTCGGGGGGGAGCGCGGCCAAGTCCGCTTGGCTCGCGCTATTACCCTGTCCTTGACCTTGTCCTTGACCTTGACCTTGTCCTTGTCCTTCGCTTTTTTTGCTTTCGTCAAAAAGCATTTGCTTTTTTTGCTTTTTATGAGGAACCAAATCAAGCTCCGGCTTATCGTCGGAATCATCCTTTTTCGGGCGTCCGCCCGATTTCCCAGCCTGACTTCTGGCCGTAGAGATCGCTTCCAGCGCGGCAATCTGCTCGTCAATCTCTCGCTGAATCGCTGGCCATACGAACCGTTCATTCCCGCCGAATACTGGCTGCTCTCTGGTCGCACGATATGAGATCATGCCCCGAACCAGCCGCCCTACTTCGGCGTCACTGTACGATGCGAAATAGCTTTCATAACTCAGCCACAGTTTGACGAATTCCTTTTTGTCTGCCATGTCGTCCCCCTATGTCAGAATGGGAGGTCTGGGTCATCCTCCGTCACTTCCGAAAAATCCTGTGGTTGCGGCGCATTATACTCAGGTTTCGCGCCCTCTTTTTTGGAATCGCCGAAATAGACACGATCGGCGACAATCTCCGCTGCGCGTCGCTTGGTTCCCTCCTTGTCCGTATAACTGCGGATTTGGAGCCGCCCATGCACGACGGCCATTCGTCCTTTTGCGAAATATCTGTTTACGGTCTCGGCCAGCGTTTTCCATGCGATGCAATCAATGAAATCCGTATCGCGGGAGCCGTCATCGTTGGTAAAATCCCGGTCAACGGCGACGGTGAACGATGTCACCGCCGTGCCGTTGGCCGTCCGTCTGAGTTCTGGGTCGCGCGTCAGGCGACCCATGATGCAAATATGATTCAGCATTAGAGCATCACCCGGACGCTGCCCGCTTCGATCTCCGCCGCGAGGACGTTTTCGAGGTACGCCTTGATGGTCTTTCTCGCTTCCAGCTTCCACATACCGCCGTCCGCTTCGGTGAATGTGATTCCACGTTCGTCAATGCGAATGAGGAACAGGCCGACCGGCTGCTCAATCTCTTGGAACGTGCGGTAAGGCCGGAGCCGAACAATCGGGCGGATGGTGGCGTTCTGTTGGAGCGACACGCCGCGCTGCGTCACTACGGTTGTTGCAACGCCTGTGTCGTTGTATGTAACCTTCGCGCCGGTCGTGATTTGCGACAGGAGGTTTAGGGTATATTCCCGGTCGTCAGATTCCTGAAAACGCGTCTGGAGGGCAACAGCGGCCTTATCGAACGCAAGGCGCGTCTCCTCTTCCCAGCCGGGGACGTCCGTTGCATCCGCGCGGTAGATCGTCATGCGTTCCTCGCGAAGATCGGGGTTCGGCGACAAAAATGCGTGTACGCAGGTCGGGGATGGGATGTTGACAAAGATTTTCCCATAGGACGGAACGGCTTCTTCCCGAATCATCAGGGTCAGCGCGTCGAGACTGCTCAAATCCTTCCGTTCTGGGTAAAACAGTGGCGCAAGAATCTGGGTCGCGTGCCCGCCGCAGTCGACGGCGAACGTCTTTCCGTCGACCTCAAGGATAGTCGGCTTTGCAAGTTCTTCGATTTTTTCAATGGCTTCTTTCAGCATTTTGGGTGCTCCTTTCATCAGTTCAAGCATTTTTTACGATTTTTAGGATTGGCGCGGGTTCCTGCTCCATGCCGCTCATATCCATCTGGCCGGGGATATTGGGTACCATTTCGACGGCATGAACCTCGCCGAGATTGTCGCCTGAGACAAACAGGGCGGTTGCTACCGGGTTCGTCGGGCAAAGGGTGCTCTTGGCGACAGCCGCAACCGAAATGGTCTGCCGGTTGTCATCCGGCAGAAACTCGATTGTGAGCTGCAATTTCCGCTTTGCCGACGCGCGGGTGTTTGGGTCTAGGATGTTATCGATGATCTTTGCAATTTCATAGTCCGCACGCTCCATAATTGCGCCGCGCGCAAGTTGGAGGATGCTTGCTTCTTTCTCTGCCATGTTTTACTCCTTCCGATAAATTAAAATTTTTTCATCCCATTCGGGATATTTGCTTCTCAGATAATTCGCCAGCGCGTCCTTGAGCGCCGCACGGTCGGCTGATTGGTCAAAACGTCTGTGGCACTTGTCGCAGAGCGTCACGATGTTCTCAGGCCGTCCAAGACCGCCCTGCGCCCGTGAAATGTAATGGCACCACGGATTGCCCGGTCTCCCGCAGAGGACGCAGCGCCCGCCGTCGCGCTCCCTGACGGCCTGTTTGACCGCTGCCGAGATGCTAGTGGCCCTCGTCTGCCTGTGCAGCTCTCTCACCCCATTCCAGATTCATCCGCGCCAGCTCGTCCGGCGTCAGCGTCTCAATGCCTAAATCCTTCGCATCCTCGACGGCCCGGTCGATGATCCGTCCCATCTGCTTTGCGTTGTATCGGGACGAACCGTAATAGGCGCGGATCACAAGGTTGTCTCCGTCCTGCTGGTAGTCCACTTCCTCGGTCGGCCAGCCTGTCCCGAGCATTGACCATGCCGTCCGGAATGTCGCGGCCTCGTCGCGGGAGAGATGGAAGTCCTTGAACACGCCGACCTCCTTGATGTACTCGACATAGAGGTCTTCCTTCGTGCGTCCGAGCTTTCCCGCGATCTGGTCGCAGAGCTGCCAGAAATAGTTGTTGGAATCCAAGCTGCGCTTCTTCCGAAACTCCTTGATCTCCGCGACGTACTTTTTGCCCGGAATCATGTGCTCCAGGAACATCTGCGCTTTATACGGCACATCCGCCTTGATCCGCAGCCACGTCCCGGCCGCGTCCATCGTCCAGTCCGCCGCAGAAAACGTCAGTTCCGTCATGCCTGTACCGCCTTCATGTAGCAGTCCCAGCACATGCACTGTCCCTTCTTCTTTGTGGTCTGCTCCGCAATCGCTCTGGCGGAATAGTTCTTCCCGTCAAAGGAGACCGGCACAACATCATTTCCGCATACAGAGCATTTGAAGGGCTTCGCCGTCTGCTTCGTCTCCTGCGGAGCTGCGCCGTGTCCGAAGGTGTAAACCGTCTTGCCCTTGAGCGCCAATGTTAAGGTCTTAATCCGCTCGGCCTCGTCATAGCTGATCTCCGTCACGTCGAACTGGTCGTAGCACTGCCAGCGACCGGTTTTGTCGTTCTTCTTCAGCCGTTCGCATTTCGCAGCGTCGATCCAAATAAACGGCGTGGAATAAAGCTCCCGGCCAATGCCATGTTTGAATCCGGCGCGCTTGAACGCATCCGACGCGCGGCCCTTCTCGGCCTCCGTGTTGCTCTCCGTCCCGGCGTCCCATTTCCAGATCAGCTTTCCGTTGCCGACATAGTCAATGCCGATCCCGCCGTACAGAACGCCATCCACCAACTTAAAGTCATTCTCCCAGTTCTGCGCGCCGACCGTCTCATCCAGAATGTCAGCGTCCGTCCGGGCGGTTTTATAAAGCAGGATGGACGCGCCTTTCTCATTGCACTGGGCAACGCGGCACTCGATCTCATCCGGCCTCAGTGTCCGAAACTGTTTCATTCAAATCCTCCAATTCCAGGCGGCAGTAGTAACCTCTGCCGAACTCGTTCAAAATGTACTCTCCGGTCAACCGGCACTGCTTGCGGGAATATGTCTCATAGGCAGGGCAGTATGCGCAGCAGATATGGTCTTTTTCAAAGTAGATGCTGCACCGCGCCTCAACCGGAGTGTAGACGTACTCATTCGATAACCCTTTTTTCATAGCCAAGCTGCTCCAAAATGTACCGCGTCCCCAGCTGCTGCACCAAAAGGGACATGATCTGGTTGCCAGAATCGAAGTTGTCCGCGCCGGGGTCACACATCATGCCCTCGTCGCCGCAGTACACGGTGTCGCCCCTGTAGATCTCATCGCCGAAGATGTCATAGCAGTACGGCGACACGTTTTGCGGGTCTTTGGAATAATCAATTTCCGGTAACATTTCTGTCCTCCAATCTGTACTTCGCAAATCTCACGACTTCGCCAAACCGGTTTTTCTTCTGCACGATCTCGCTCGTGATGGGCCAGCCCTCCGCCTTGAGATCCGCTACCCGCGCCGCCAGCCGGAAGCATCCGTATTGGTCGAGCGCTTCAACGGGCGTAATGGAGCCGATCGTCTGAAGATGAAACAGAATCTTATCGCACTGCGTCATCTTTCTTTTCCTCAAATTCGCCACACATGATGTTCTCCGGGCGCTCCTTTGCGATGATCTTGCGTTGAGTTTTATTCGTGATACGGAAGTGCAGACCAGCATAAATGCCAAATTCATCGCCAGCCTCGATGCCATCGCCAGCCCTGATGCTCCAGCCAGCCTTGATACCCAAGCCAGCCTTGATACCATTGCCAGCCTTGATACCATTGCCAGCCTCGATGCCACCGCCAACATCGATGCCCCATCCAGCCTCGATGCCACCGCCAGCCTTGATGCAGCCTTTGACTTCCAGCCGTCCGGCAAAGATGATGCCTTTCTCGACGATCAAATCCCCGTCGATTTTTCGGACTTCATCCGTTTTCCCGAACGCGCCCAGCAGCCACGAGCCGTAGCTAAAATCCTTTTCCGCACAGCAATCCAAAAGTTCCTGATACTCCACGCCGTCCGGATACTTATCCACCGGATATTCCTTCAAAAAGTCACGATAGCCAGCGGCACACGCGCCTTTCTCCTTCAAAAGTTCCTTTGTGATCTTCATAATTCCTCCTAATGGTTGACATTTCGCCAACCAGCCGTTAAAATATGGCCATAGACATATTTTCGATACGGAACGAAATTGTCTGTCACCCGCCGTCCATGTGTAGCGACATGGGCGGCTTTTTCTATCTCATGCGCAGCCTTGCGAAGATCATAGTCCCACGTCACGCCGAACCACCGACGCCAGTCCACGCATCTTAGTCCCATGCGGCAATCCGCATTTTTCGGGCACGTTGAACACGGGTATCTCATTGGCCGTCACCGTCCCAATAATTTCTCTGCCTCTCTGCGGCTTCCACCAGCGCTTTCCACGCCGCCTTGAGCCGGGAGACGAGATAACAGATCCAGCCAATCATGCCATCCCGTACCCCACCAGCGCGACAGACATTGTCGCCATCACAGCCGCGTCGAGGCGAAAGCCCCACACAAGCCAGTAAAAGAACGCCGCCATCATGAACACGCCCCCCAGAATCAGGGCCACGCGCTTCAACATCCGCCGCAATGCGGCGTACCATTCTCTCTTCGAGATCATCTTTCATTCCTCCTTTTCCCCGAGAAACGCCAGAAACGGCTTTCTCGGGATTTTTACGCGGCTCCCGATGCAGCACACTGGGAAGCCGAGACCGGCGGGGTTTTGCCGCGCCCGGAGCCTCAGCTCGTGGGGATTACACCCCAAAAACCACGAAGCCACCTCCGGTGTGATGACCGCCGCGTCCGATCGCTTCAGTTCCTCCAGCGTTATGCGCTCCATGCTTACTCCTCCTTTTTCGGCTGTGCCTGTTTCACCAGCAACATCCCGTATGCAATGTCGCTCAATCTCTGAATCTCATCGGCGTCGAGTTTGTCAACGTCAACGCCGACGGTTTTTAGAGTCTGCTTGGATTCCTCTGGCATTTGATTCACCTCTCTTTCAACGCTCCCGTGTAACTTGGTTTCATTTTACCACGCCTTAGTTTCATTGTCAAGCTTTATTTTGAATCTAGGTTTCATTATTTGATTGACTTTTGAATCGTGATATGTTAATATAAGTCACGAAGGGGGGGATCATCGAAATGGAGACAATTAACCAAAGGATTGATTTTTTAATCAAGAATCTCAAACTCACAAAAACCAAATTTGCCGAGCCGCTAAACCTGTCATCGCAGTTTGTATCGTCGATTTGTTCTGGTGCAAAACAGCCGAGCGACCGCACGATCGCCGACATTTGCCGGGAGTTCAACGTCAACGAAACATGGCTACGCACCGGCGAGGGCGAAATGATGAAGGAGTTGACGCAAAATCAGGAAATCGCAGAGTTCCTCGGGAAAGTTATGAACGACCCGGATGACGCAGCAAGGAAACGTTTTATATCAATCGTTAGCCAGCTCGGCGTTAAAGAATGGGAGATACTTGCCGAAATCGCCGAAAAATGGGCACAGGGGAAATGACCCCTGTGCCCATTTGCTATGTATGCTATTTGTTGACCATCGTTTTCAAAAACCGCCAGAGGAGGTCAAGCTCCTCATCCGTTGCGCGCTGCATCAGCCGCGCGATCTCCTGTTCCAGCCATGCTCTATCATTCATTCCGTTGCTCCTTCGTCCTTCATTCGTGTCGGCTGATTCGTGTGAGGCAGTGGCGTAATTATAAAACATTCGTTCTATAATTTCAAGATGTATTTGCACTCTAAAACATTTTTCGGAATATAGCTGCACTTTTAACTGTTGATATTTTGCGGAAGCTATTATATATTGGACATATAGATATTATTTTAGGAGGGAACAAAATGATTTGTCCTCAATGCGGCAGCGAAAATGTAACAATCACCATGCACCAGATCGGCAGTGAAACAGAAAAATATGGTGTCGGATTTGACGGGCACATGAACAACCTCGCGCGTGGGATCGTCGCGGTCTGCACACTTGGCCTGTCGAACCTGTTCTGGCGCAAGCGTACCGGCAGCGAGCGGGCGGTCATGCGCACAAAGAAAATCTGCCTTTGCCAAAACTGCGGCCATTCGTGGGAAATCCGGGAGAAAAGTGAAAGCACTCTCAGTGCGGAAGAAAAGCACAAAATCATCCGTAACGGTGTGATCTCGCTTGCTTTACTTATTGTCATTGCCGGTGTCGTTGTGCAATGGATCGTCGGCGCGACAAACCTTCGGATTCTCTATGTCGCTTACGTCGCTGCTGTCATTGCCGGAGCTAAGCGCGTCTACGACGCAATCCGTGCCCTCAAAAATGATGGTTCCGGAGAATAAGAGACGCAGAAACGGTCGAATCATTTCGGTTGCTTTACTATCGAAAGGCTGTCATACTGAAATCAGCTAAACATCGTCTGCTTTTTGCAGCCGTCGCCGGTTTCTGATAGACAACTAAACCACAGTTTCCCGCCTTTCACATACTCGATGGAAAAGGCTTCGACATTTCGGAACAGGCCACCATCAACGACGATGTTCACCTTTCCTTCCTCAATTCTGACATTGATGCTCTGCATGGGGAATCCTCCTTTGTGATTCGGCGTTTGCCGTGATTCGACCGTACCACCACACAACGAGAAATACAACCTAAATATCTGCAAGCTGCGAAATCCGACAAATATCTCTGCAAACTTTTGAGAAAACGAATGAAAATGATTGAAAGAGAAGTGTAAGAATGGATTTTGAGAAGCTAATTGACAGATGTATGCGCACGATTGATGACAGAAATCTAACAAATCGAGATGTTGCGCGGCTTGCAGATATTTCCGAAGCTACCGTGTCGAGGGTGCTGGCGACCAGAGGGAGAAATGCGTCAATGTCAACGATCATCGCCATTTGTGACGGATTGGGGATTGAGGAGGAAACCATCCAGTACGACATTTCACCAAATGATGTGACGTCGCTGGAACACGTTTACTTGGAACGCATCGCGGATTTGAAAATTGCAATCGAACAGAAAGATCGGTGGATACGGCGGGTGTTCATAATCTGTCTGTCGCTGATTGTATTCATTGTCATCGTACTGGCCGTTGATTTGCTTATCCCGACGGTCGGATGGTTTCGGGGGTGGTAGTCATAGATTGTATGAAATGCAAAAAGGAGATACCAGAGGGCGCGTCCTATTGCCCGTGGTGCGGAAAGAAACAGGTGCAGGGGCACCGTGGGAAATCGCGCGGAAATGGTCAGGGGTACGCCTATCAGCGGGGAAAAACATGGACGGCCCGCTGGACAGTCGCCTGTTACCTTGATGAAAACGAAAAGATGCACCAGAAAGTAAAAACGAAGGGCGGCTTCGCATCCAAGCGTGCCGCCCTACAATACGCCGCAAATCCACCGGAGAAAGAAAAATGCTCTCCAACGGTGCGGGAATATTACAAAACCTATCTGCGTGGGGATTATCAATCGCTCTCATCCAACCGCCAGATCGCCGCAGACGCAGCATTTGAACGGTTAAAAGAGATTGCCGACTGTGAGATCGACGCGCTAACTATTCGGCAGCTGCAGGACGTCGTAGACCGCAACGCGAGCACATACTATACACGACGTGATATGAAAACGGTGCTGTCACACTGCTACAACCTTGCAATCGCAGAAAAACGAACCACTGTGAACCTCTCAAAATATATCAAGCTGCCAAAGCTCGAGGAGAAAACACCGGAGCCGTTCACGGACGATGAAGTCCTGAAACTATGGAAATCTTACCAACAAGATCATTTTATCGGGTTTATCCTCACGATGATCTACACCGGCATGATGCCGGGAGAGGTTCAAAAGCTCAAAAAGGATATGCTCGACTTCGAAAAAAACGAGATCATCGGCGGCGGAATTAAAACGCAGAAGCGGAAATATACACCTATGGTGTTCCCAGACTTCCTCGCGCCCGTCCTTAAGGAATTGTGCGAGGAAAGTAATTCGCGCGTCGGGAATGTTTGCTGCATCAATAAAGATAATTTCTATGCGCGATATTATGAATGCCTCGAGCTTGCGGGTGTCCGGCGGCTCACTCCGTATTCGTGCAGACACACCACCGCAACCGCACTGGCCTCGAAAAATATTGATCCATTCACTATCAAGGAGGTCATGCGGCACAGCAAAATCACCACGACGCAGAAGTATGTTCATCCAAATATGCGAGGTATGGTCGATGCGGTCAACCGAATTCCATCTTCTGATGTTCAATCAGCGCCAGACCCGAAAGTAACTCCGTAAGTAACAAAATCGAAAATGTGTAGTATTTTCAAAGGTTCCAAATACCCTGCTAAGGGAGTAGTCGTCTAAAAAGCGAGCGAGAGTTCGAATCTCTCCTTCCGCGCCAGAAGAAGCGCATATCCCGAATGGGATATGCGCTTCTTTCTGTGTATCAGGGAGAGATTCGAAATCATGTAAACGAATCTCTCCTTCCGCCCCTGTGCTTGACTTTTCTCCCCTGATTCGCTATCTTATAATCAAATTTCCGATGAATTTGAGGGATATTGATGTCTTTTGATGTTTCCATCGTCCCCTGCGGGAGCTATGACATGGGGGAAGCCCGCGCAGCGCTCTCCGCCGCCCTGGCTCCGCTCGGTGGACTCGACTGGGTGCGGCCCGGCATGAAGATCGCAGTCAAGGTCAACCTCATTTCCGCAATTCGGCCGGACGCCGCCGCGACCGTGCATCCCGCGCTGCTCACCGCCCTGACAGAACTTTTACAAGAGCGCGGCGCATCC